CAACGCAAGCTACTAGAGAAGCTGCAAATATGTTTGAGCCTCCCAGAGCAGACCAAGTAGCCTTTGGAGACGCTCTTATTAGGGCAGCAGATGTTGCAATGGCAATGTGTCTTATTGAAGATAATGATGATAAACGTTTAATGCAGATTCAAAAATACAGGGACGGGGTTTTACCGTCTGAAGAATATTACTTGCATTGGGACGTAGACTGTGGTACTATTTATGAAGATGATGAGTTTTCCATCATTGACGACGATGATTTAGATGATGGTGGTTTTTAGTAAGGAGTTTTCCAATGGGTTTATTTGATTTATTCAAATCTAATGAAGATGGCGTAATAGTAAAGCAAGGCACCTCTAAAGGGCCGGGAAAGCCTACAGTTGATATTACTGTCGGCGACATCAAACAAGGTAAAGTTGTAGATAGTAATGGGTATACAAGTGACATTGTTTTGTTTTTACGTGCCTCGAAAGGTAAGTAGTGGTCAATTGGTCTAGTTTATTACTTAATGTGGGTATCGACGTACCCTCCGAGCGTGAACAATTTAATATTTCCTGCCCTTTCCACGTAGACCAACTGCCCTCCTGCTCTATAAATGTCGAAGTAGGTAAATGGATATGTTTTGCGGGATGTGGGCAAGGGTCGTTAGTAACATTTTTAGCTAAATATACAGGTAAGGATACTACAGAGGTTGAGCAGGACATTGCCAATAACGCAGTTGAAATTGACTTTGACTTCTTTGAGGACGACTTCCCCCTTCCTAACCAATTAGAGGAAGTAGACTACCCCGGTAGTCGGGGGATTGTTCCTAAGTGGATTTTTAACAGGGGGTTTACTCCTGATACCTTAAAGTCTTGGGATTGCGGCATGAATAAGTATAATGACTTAATCATACCTGTACACGATGCTTCATCAAAACTAGTTGGCTGGATGGAACGAAGAATAGATGCGACACCGAAATACATGTATTCTAAAGGTTTAAAAAAGTCACAGCTTTTATTCGGGGAGCATAAAGTAAAATCAACGCAAACAGTTTGTATTACTGAAGGCGCTTTAGACACTATGTGGTTATCGCAAAACGGCTATGTAAGTCTCGCCTTATTAGGGGCTTCATTTTCACGAGAACAGCAAGCTAGATTAACAGCCTTAAAACCTGAAGAAATAATCTTATGTTTAGATAGTGATGAAGCGGGGCAGAAAGCAATTAATAAAATTAATAGTTGCATGAAAGATACTTGTATGATATCATGGATAGAGTTACCCGAAGGGGTTAAAGACGTACAAGAGATACGTAAACAATCATTACTTAATGAAGTAATAGAAAACAGAGCTTTTTGGTAAAAGCTAAAGGAGGTACGCATGGGTGGCATATTCGCTATTCAAAACAGGGTTGAAGAACGGTCTAATCCGCAATCTCAATCTAGTGGTCAGGAAATCTTTTTTAAGGATGGCGACCAAGCATTTCTAACGCCTGTCGCTTCGGGAGAAGAGAACGATAAGTTGTTAGATGAAGTCTATCTTTACACATATCGTTCGGGTACTCGCTGGATCAACCTTCTAAAAGACGATGACACAGACGCTTCAGAGGTTCCTGATAACGTTAGGGCTTCTCACAAGTTTGCATTCTGGGCCTATGTCCATGATATCATGCATACTGAGAAGCGTTTTGATGATTGGGAAGAAGTAGAAGGCCCACAGGGTAAGAAATTGTTTGTACAACATATTGATGATTTCAGGGTTATCCCTCTAGGTTTTGGTCGTAGCAACTACATCTGGAACCAGCTAGTTGATATTTATAACGACTGGGGTTCTTTAGATAAAGGTGTTATGCGTATCAAACGATCAGGAACGGGTATGTACGACACTTCGTACACTCTTTCAGCAACGGCTAGGAACACGGTTGTCCCAGAAGATAAGCTGTCTACTGTTTCGGGGTTGATTGACATTAAGAGTTATTACAAAGATCGTTACGGGGGCGACCAGTCTAACGGTTCAGCTATCAACTCGAACCAGACGCAGGGTGTCTCCTTAGATAGTACAGACGACCTGTTCGGATAACCCTTTGTTACGGTAGTTATTTCCTACTGGGGACTCGCCCTCCCCAGTAGGGTAACTATTACTTTTAGGAGAGTTATGCTAGTTACGGCTAAAGTGTTCGATGAGACGTTAGACAAATTAAAAGCACATCCCGCATGGACGGTTGATGTAGAAACTAACGGCTTAGAGTGGTTTGGGAAAAACCAGATTTGCGGCATAGGGGTTGGGNTAGACACTGGTGAAACCTTCTACTTTCCCTTNAGGCACTTCCCGTCTTTAGAGTCCCAAAACTTATTCCCGCCTCAGCTATTTCAGCTTATGCAGGTAATGAATAAATGCACTACCCTTATTGGCTACAATATAAAATTTGACCTACACTTCTTAGAGAAGGAAGGGTTAAGCATTAAGGGTAAAGAATTAATAGATGTTATTGTACTGGTAAGATTAACGGAACCCGCAGATGTGAGGGAGTTCTCACTTACCACTACTATTAAGCGTCTCTACGGTGATGAAGCAGCCGAGTATGATATTTCTACAAAGAAAATATTACGTAAGAATAAGTGGCACAAGGACTTTTCTCAGGCACCGCCAACAATTCTTGGCCCTTATTGTGAAAAAGATGTTGAGTATACGTGGAGAATTTGTCAAGACCGCTTACCACAGATAGAAAAAACCAAACAAACTAGAGTGTTTGAACTTCAAAAAGAGTTGACACATGTTTTATTTGATATGGAAAAACGTGGTTTATCTGTAGACAACGCTTATGCAAAGCAAGCCGCAGAGAAGCTTAGTAAAAGGCAGGAGCAAATTAAAGAACGCATCTTCTCTCTGGTAGGACATGAATTTCTACTTACCAGCCCTGCTCAAGTCGGTGCTGCTTTAAAGGGGTTGGGTATCTCGTCGGTAGTCCAGACAACTAAAGGTAATGAGTCTTGGGGAGAAGAAGCTTTAGCCCAGATAAACCATCCAGTTGCAGGATACATAAGGCAGTACAGGACGTTAGGTAAGCTAAGATCAACATACTTGGAACCTTATTTTGGTATAGATACTATTCACACAACTTTCTGTAACTGGGGTACACTAACAGGTAGACTGTCTTCTAGAGACCCAAATTTACAGAATTTACCTAGAACGCATTTCAGACTTTCGGATAAAGCTTTATCACCACAGGAGCGAGAAACTGTTAAGGGGCGCATCTCTGCGGCAGTATCCGCTAAGGGCGGTACGTTCAACGAAGACCTATCTGATGATGTCATTGACACATGGGGTTTTATCGGGGACGAGTCGTTTGATGAAGAAGAAGAATCTCAAGTTTCTATACGTCGATTATTTGTAGCACGACCGGGATATACATTAGTTGGGTTTGATTATTCACAAATGGAAGTACGGGTATTTCTGGACTACTTCCGTAACGCAGAAATTGATGTTTTACTTAAAAAAGAGAATGTTGATTTCCATGGAGAAGCAGCAACCTTAGCATTTAACGTTGAAAAAGATGACTCAGAGTACAAGTACTACCGCCAAATGGCTAAAGCTATTACCTTTGGAACCATTTATGGGATCGGTGCTAGGAAATTAGGTATCCAACTTGGGGTGCCAATGGGTCAAGCTACAGAGTATAAGAAAAAGTACTTCAAAGGACTAAAGGGTTCAAAGGAGTTTTTCGAGAAAGTGGTACGTGTTGTTAGTAGTAGGGGGTGGATTAAGAATAGGTACGGCAGGGTTTACGTAGTACCTAAAGATTTAGCTTATAAAGGTGTAAATTATCTGATTCAGGGTACTAGTGCCGATCTAATGAGTGAGAGAATGATAGAGGTAGCTAAATACCTATCAGATAAGGAAAGTAATATATTAGTTCAAGTTCACGATGAGATTATTTGCGAAGTGCGAAACGAAGAACTAAACCAAGTAACCCCAAAAATCCAAGCGTTACTACAGGAAAATTCCTTAGGGATTCCCTTAGAGGTAGATGTGGAAGTTTGCTCCCCATCATGGGCTACAAAGAAACCGTTCTCGTTGACAGAAGTAACTGTACCTGATACACTTAATGATTACATAGATTGGGATTAAGGAGAATGCAATGGCTAAGGTAGGATTAAAATTAGGCTTTACTTTTAGGGTAGGCCCACTAGACACAAACCAGTACGCTCGTGTTGACTGCGAAGTGCATGATATCGACACAGACATGGATATCGCAAAGCAACTTGAAGGCTCTGAGCTTGCACTTGGTCAAATTTGGGCGCAAGTTCGAGACGAGGTTGACAAGAATATTGATGAAGTTTTGAATGAAGGTACGTCTAAATGACCATCTCCAAAGAACTATCTAGAGCTAACGTCCTTGAGCAGGTTTTAGCTGAAAGAGAACGTCAAGATAGTAAGTGGGGAGAGCAAACATATAACTCTGATTCACACTGGACTGTAATCCTAACGGAGGAACTTGGCGAAGTCGCAAGAGAAGTGTATGAAAAGAATGAACCAGACATGTACACTGAAATTATTCAATGTGCTGCTGTGTGTTTTGCATGGGCGGAAGCATACCTAAATCGAACTAACCAAATGCCTAGAGGAATATAAATGGAAAAAGACCCAGAAAAAATTATTGATGAATTACTCAAAAATAAAAAACTAAACCTTTTTCGAGGGGACGACAAGGAGTTTGACTACTCTAAAATCCCTTTTGACATCCCTGCGCTAGATAGATTAAC